GCGACGGGGTTTGATACTGATACGGTTTATTATCATGGGACCGACCAAAGTAGCATTGACGCGTTTGAGGCTGGTGATGAGTTCTATGCAGAAACGCTGCACATGACCCCAAGGAAAGAGGTTGCCGAAGATTACAGTTATGCGTCAGAAATGCCAGCAGTGCAAAAGCTTTATGCAATCCCCGAGGAAATTGGTATTGACCTTGACCTCCCTGGCGGCAGGCTTTTGGATGTTAAAGAGGCTGCCGATTTTATTGAAAATCCTGACTGGGAACTTGACGATTTTATTGCCGCCGGCTATTCAATAGGTGCGTCACCATCAAAAGTGCGCTCAGTCAACGCCGCCTTCGACCCCACTAAAAAAGACTCCAGTAATTTGCTGGCCGGTACTGCCGCTGCAATGATTGGAGCTGGCTCATTGCTTTCAGGTGAGCAGGCAGCAGCAAGCGACTTCTATCAACGAAGAGTCGCAAAGAAGCCTAAATGGCAGGCCATGAGGGATCGCAGCAACGCAGAAACGACAGATCGCCTAGGCCATGCGGCTCCTGTAGAGCACGAGGCTCTAGCCGATTTGGCGAACAAATTCGCAGCCTACAACCGGTGGGTTAAAAGCAAGCCTGGACTTGACTTTATCCTCCCTGAAGCACCAACCGAGCTTGTAGACAAATGGTCATATGGCCAGCCAACAACGCTGGCAGATGACGCCGAGGCTGCGTTAGGGCTTCTCTAATTTAAACCACAAATTATCCCGAACAGAGGTCGCTTTTTAGCGGCCTTTTTTCGTTTACGCGGGAGCGCGGTTCTTACTCGGCCCACTGGGTGGTGTACCCAGGATGATCGTAACACTGACGAGGAATTAACAAGTGGCAACTCAAACTCTGGAAGAGCTGAAGGCAGAAAACGCAACGAAAACAGAAGAAGCAACAGAGGTCTCTCTGCAAGAGACAACTATTGAAGACACTGAAGACGAAGCGGCAGAAGAAGACACCACCGATCTTGACGGGCAAGCAGACCCCGAGAGTGAAGAGGAAGAAGAAACTGTAGAAGACTGGATGCAAAGTGATGAACAGACATCGCAAAAACCGAAGTTCAATGATTCCGATATGGCGAATGTCCGGCGCAAGCTCAAGGCAAAGCTGACAGAAAAGGATGATGAGCTTTCTTCAAAAGACCGAGTGATAGCAGAGCTACAGGCAAAACTCAAAACCAATAACAGTCAGCCCGAGGCACCGAACTCAAAGCGGCCGCGACTTGAGGATTTTGATCACGATACAGACGCCTATGAAGCCGCTACTGAAGATTATTTCAGTCATGCAGTTGATAGCAGGCTTGCTCAGCACACTCAATCAGCACAGCAAAACGAAGCTGTTGATCGACAGAAGAAAGCACAAGAACAAGCGGTTGATAAGCATTACGAAAGAGCGGCGACATTAGTCGCAGAAGGGACGGTTACTGAAACCGCTTATCACGACGCGGATTTATTAATCAGAAGTTCACTAGAGCAGGTACGCCCAGGAATGGGAGAGAGTCTAGCGGACACGTTCATTTCGAAGATGCAAGGTGAAGGTAGTGAGAAGGTCTGGTTCCATCTAGGCCGCAATCAAACCGCATTATCAAAACTCAAAGAGACGCTCATCTCCGATCCATCAGGGTTGGACACGATGCTATATCTCGGAGAATTGAAAACGCGGCTCACAGCCTCACCAACAAAACGAGTTAGTCGCGCTCCCAAGCCCGGCTCAACGTTGAAAGGTGGTGATGGATCATCAGCAGGCGCTAATGCCCTCAAGAAGCAATATAAGGCAGCAGTGAATTCCGGCGACATACAAGGACGAATAGATCTTAGACGAAAAGCCAAGGCAGCAGGACACGACCCATCCAATTGGTAATTTTTATAGGTGAGTCATTATGGCCGATACAGGCAAGATAGCAGAGGTTCTCTTTGAGAACGCTTTAGATACATACGAAGACCAAATGCAACTGGTGGAGATGACAAGCGTCTTCGAACCCAATGCAGGAAACATGCAGAACGCTGGTAACTTTATTTGGCGTCCTGTTCAGCAACACGCCCCCATTATTGAAGGATGGGATTTAACCGGTCAGGAAACTGACATTATCGAAGAGACCTACCCGGCTATACTGGGCACTCCTAAAAATGACTTTGTTAAGCAGCGTGCAGACGATTTGCGAGACACTACATTTTGGGAGCGTCGAGGCAAGCAGTCTGGTCGACAGCAGGCAACTGAGCTAAACACGTCGATTGCCAACCTGATCAAAAACACTGGCTCGCTGTTTTATCGCAGCAATGCTACTTCAGGGTATAACTTTATCTCTGAAGGTCAGGCTCTGTTGAATGAGCGCCAAGCCGTGGCTGATGATCGTTGCTTTGTTTTGAATGATCGCGACACCTTGACGTACTCAGCAGATTTGGCAGCACGCCAGACCTTGCAGGGCCGCCCAGAAAGTACATGGGCAACAGGTCAGATCGGTCAGAACGTTGCTGAGTTTGACGTTTACACCGGCTCTTATCTGCCTAACTTAGTGGGCGGTGCTGATCCGGCAACAACTGTTACAGCCGATCAGTCGTTTAAGCCTGAAGGTGGTTCGGTTGATGCCGCTACTGGCATTGTAACTAACGTTGACTACCGCTCTGCCACTATCCCAGTGGCCGCGAGTGCGTCTTACAACGTGGGTGACAAGATCCAGATTGCTAACGGCGGTACGGCGATTGAGTCGATTGGTCTAGCAGATAAGAACGCGACCAACCAGGCTATGACCTTCACTGTAGTTGCTAAGCCTAGCGGCACAAGCTTGACGATTTATCCGAAGCCAATTGCGCTAGATGATCCGGCTCTTAGTGTTCTGGAGAAGGCGTACGCGAATGTAAATACACGCATTCTCAACACGGCAACGGTTAACCGCCTCAACATTGACGCTTCCGCTAAGACCAACTTGTTTTGGGCTAAAGACTCAATTGAAGTGGTTGGCGGATCTATTCCCGCAGAGCTGTTCTCACAGTTTGCAGGGAATAAAGTTGTCACTAGCAGGCTGAAGTCTGGCTTAGATATGTACATGGTGTATGACGGTAGCATTGACGATATGTCTTTCCGCTTCCGCTTGTTCACTTGGTACGGTTTAACCAACTGTAATCCATCAGCGAACGGTGTGGCTGTTTCGTTCTAACCCAGCAGGGGGCTTCGGCCCCCTTTTTAATGGAGAAATTTATGTCATGCGTTTTGTACAAAGACGGTGAAACCCTGCTCTGTGACCCTGCCGATATGGCTAGAGAAATGGCTGCGGGCTGGAGTGTTACCAATGGAGAAGCAGTTAATGAAGAAGCCAGTGAAGAAGCCAGTAAAGAAACCATCGAAGACAGCGAAGAGCCCGAGGCCGATAAAAAGCCCAACAAAAAGCCCGGCAAAAAAACGAAGGTATTAGAGGCGTCTTAAATGGCTACTAAAAAGATCGATGTTATTAACGGCGCATATTCTCAGCTGAGAATCTCAGGGCTAACCGTTCAGGCTACACCTGAAGATATCATGGTGGCGCTTGATCGTCTTGAAGATATGGCCGCTGAATGGCTGTCACGCAATGTTAATGTGGGGTACTATTTTGAAGATGAGCCCGACCCTGATTCGATCTTTGGCGTAGACCGCGCATATAAGCAAGCCTTTGAAACCAACCTTGCAGTAAATCTTGTCCCCGATTTCAACAAAGCAGTGCCTCAAACTCTAGCGGCTCGAGCTTCTGCAACCTATTCCACCATGTCCTCTTCAGTGGCTCATGTTTGTGACGTGCCTTATCCCTCAAGAATGCCGAGGGGTTCAGGTAATACATTCAGATATAACCGCTGGCGTCGATTCTATCCGGGTGGTGGTTAATGGAATCGGTTATAACCCTGATTAAAGGGGATAAAGTGGGCGTTGAAACAGACTACCGCGACTACCTTCCGGAGAATATGTTGGCCATTGAACGGCCTATGTTTGGCGCTAAAGGCTACATGCTGCAAAGCCCCGGCCTATCACTCCTGGGTAATGGTATAGGCATTGATCGCGGGGGCATTTGGAATGAACGCTTTAATAATCACTACCGCGTATCTGCTGGGAGCTTTATCTCGGTTGACAGTTCTGGTGTATCGGTAACGCTGGGGGCTGTAGCAGGCTCTCAGACTGCCTCTCTACCGTATTCGTTCAACAGCCAAGGGATTATAACGGATAACCGCTTTTGGCTCTATTCGCCTTCTGGTGGCTTTAATGAGGTGGTTGACCCTGACCTGGGTGATCCGATAGATGGCGTGTGGATTGATGGGTATTACTGTCTAACCGACGGTGAGTTTATTTATCACACTGATATCAATGATGAGTCGAGTATAGACCCGCTGAAGTTTGCCACTGCCGAGTTTATGCCCGATAAGTCTTTGGGCTGCGGCAAGACGCAGGATAACAAGTGGATCGTCTTTGGCCGGTATACCACAGAGTATTTCGTCAACACTGCACAGGAGAACTTTGCCTTTGCCCGCGTTCCTACCCGAGCAGTTAAGATTGGCATTGTCGGCACTCATGCTAAAGCGGAGATGAATGACCGGTGGTATCTGTTGGGTGGGCGAAAAGAAGAAGGTGTTGGTGTTCATATTCTCGGCGTTGGCTCAGCAGAAAGGGTCTCGACCCGTGAAGTTGAAAAAGTAATTGGTCAATACACAGAGACCCAGCTGCAAACAGCCATTGTCGAATCCAGAACCGAAGATGCTTACGCATTTGTCATTGTTCACTTGCCCACCCGCACCCTGATATTTAATGAAACCATTGCTAAGAGTGTCGGCATTCAATACGCCTGGAGCATTTTAAAAACCGGCGTAGACAGTGATCCGTGGAGAGGAGTGCACGGGATCTTCGAGCCTCG